TAACAACTACAATACCTCCTTTAAGTGGGCCATGCTCACAAGGCTTGAATATACCTAGTAAAAAGGTTAAGGTGGTAACTTCGGAGAAAAATAATAATGGCGGATATAGACAAGTCACTTCCAAATACAATAGGAAATAGTCAGAGACCTGATGAAGTAGCAATGGATATTGCTGCGGCAGAACAAGTTGCTCCTCAAGGACCAACTGAGATGACTGAAAATGAAGATGGAAGTATTGATATTAACTTTGACCCTCGTAGCCCGCAGCTAGACGCTGGTGGAGATCACTTTGCAAACCTTGCAGAAGTTTTAGATGAGAATGTTTTAAATCCAATTGGTGCAGAATTAATTGACGATTACATAGATTATAAATCTTCACGAGAAGATTGGGAAAGAACTTATACAAACGGATTAGATCTTTTAGGATTTAAATATGAACGTAGAACTCAGCCATTCAGAGGAGCATCGGGCGCGACGCATCCAGTGCTTGCAGAAGCTGTAACTCAATTTCAATCTTTAGCTTACAAAGAATTATTACCAGCTGAAGGACCGGTTAGAACTCAGATCGTTGGTTTGACTACACCTGAGAGACAACAACAAGCAGATCGTGTTAGAGAATACATGAACTATCAAATTATGGATGTCATGAAAGAATATGAACCAGAGTTTGATCAAATGTTATTTTATTTACCGTTATCAGGATCTACATTTAAAAAAGTTTATTTTGATTCAGTTCTTAACAGACCTGTATCTCAATTCATTCAAGCAGAAGATTTAGTAGTTCCTTACACAGCAACTTCATTAGAAGATGCAGATGCAATTATTCATGTATTAAAAGTTTCAGAAAATAATTTAAGAAAACAACAAGTAGGTGGTTTTTATAAAGATATAGAACTAACACCAACAGATGATGCTGCTACAACAAATCAATTAGATGAAGCTAAGAGAAGAATAGAAGGAATTAGAAAAACTCAAGAAGCAGATATGTATACTCTATTAGAGTTTCATACATATTTAGATATTGAAGGTTTTGAGGACATAAATCCTAAAACTGGTGAGCCCACAGGTATCAAACTTCCTTATATTGTAACGGTTGAGGAAGCTTCTAGAAAAATTTTATCTATTAGAAGAAACTGGAAACAAGAAGATCCTAAAAAAGAAAAAATACAATATTTCGTACACTTTAAATTTTTACCAGGACTTGGTTTCTATGGATTTGGTTTAATACATATGATTGGCGGTTTATCTAGAACTGCAACAAGTGCTTTAAGACAATTAATTGATGCAGGTACATTATCTAATTTACCAGCTGGATTTAAAACTAGAGGTATTAGAGTTAGAGATGACTCACAACCTATTCAACCAGGTGAATGGAGAGATGTTGATGCTCCAGGAGGAAATCTTAGAGACTCATTTATGCCTTTACCATTTAAAGAACCTTCACAAACTTTACTAGCTCTTATGGGGGTCGTAGTTCAAGCAGGTCAGCGCTTTGCATCTATTGCTGACATGCAAGTGGGAGATGGGAATCAGCAAGCCGCAGTGGGTACGACCGTAGCCTTGCTGGAAAGAGGCAGTAGAACAATGTCCGCAATTCATAAACGAATTTATGCAGCTTTAAAACAAGAGTTTGGTTTATTAGCTACACAATTTAAAACTAATCTACCACCAGAATATCCTTATGATGTTGTAGGTGGGCAAAGACAAATTAAACAAGCAGACTTTGATGATAAAGTAGATATTATTCCAGTTGCTGATCCAAATATATTTTCACAAACACAAAGAATATCATTAGCACAAACTGAAATGCAACTTGCAGCATCTAATCCTGCAATTCATAATACATATGAAGTTTACAGAAATATGTATGAAGCATTAGGTGTAAAAGATATTGATAAGATACTCGTACGACCTCAACCCCCACAACCAAAGGACCCTGCATTAGAACACATTGATGCTCTTGCAGGGAAACCGTTCCAAGCATTTCCAGGACAAGATCATAGAGCACATATAACTTCACATATAAGTTTTATGGCAACAAATATGGCAAAGAATGCTCCAGTTGTTATGGCTGCATTAGAGAAAAATATATTTGAACACATTTCAATCATGGCTCAAGAGCAAAGTGAAGTTGAGTTTAGAAATGAAATTCAACAATTACAAATGATGAATCAACAAATGCAACAAATGGGTGGTCAACAGAATCCACAAGCATTACAACAAATGCAAATTCAAGCTAAAATGCTTCAAGAAAGAATTGAAGCTAGAAAAGCACAATTAATTTCTGATGCTATGGAAGAATTTTTAAAAGAAGAACAACAAATTTCATCACAATTTGGAAATGATCCAATTGCAATGCTTAGATCTAGAGAGTTAGACCTTAAAGCACAAGAAAATGCTAGAAAAGAACAAGAAAGTAAGGACAGAATTAATCTTGATAAGATGAAAGCAATGATGAATCAGTCTACTCAAGACGAAAAACTACAGCAAAATGAAGATTTAGCTAAAATGAGAGCTAATACTTCAATAGAAAAGACTATTTTGGCTGCTAAACTAAAAAAAGATAGTGAAAACTTTAAAAAATAGGTTATATTATGGCTATGAAAAATAAAAAAAGCTCAGACAACAAATCTCCATCAGTAGATTTCTCACAATTTACAAATTCTGATGGCTACCTTAAAGGTGGAATTGATATTGAGATGACAAGTAAAGATGAAACTCAATACCAAGTAGGTCGTGGTCAGAGAAGAATGTTACCGGAGAAGAAGAAAACAACTAAGTGGTTCTAACATGTTACAAATGTTAGGCGCAGTTGCTCCTCTCGCAAAAATTCTTTTCAATACGATTGAAAAAGCAGTTCCAGATAAAGATTTACAAGAAAAATTAAAGGCTGAATTACAAACTCAATTACTACAATCTCATACTCAAGAATTACAAGCTGCAGCTAGAATAGTTGAAGCTGAGGCAAAAGCAGGCTGGTTTGCTAGCTCTTGGAGACCTCTTTTGATGTACGTTTTAATCTTTATTTTAGTATGGAATTATGTTATTGGACCTGTTATAAAAGTATTCACAGGAGCAATTATATCCTTTGAATTGCCTGGCGATGTTTGGACATTGTTAAATGTCGGACTCGGAGGGTATGTGATTGGTCGTTCAGCAGAGTCGGTTGCAAGAACGATGGCAAACAAACCGACGAACAACCAGGAAAATGGATAGGAGAAAAAATGAGAAACGATTTTAAACAAAGACCAAGACCAGCATTTAGAGGTGGTGGAATTGCATTAAGAGGAATGGGAGCTGCACTTAGAGGCGGCGGAATTGCTAAAAGAGGAATGGGAGTTGCTTTAGCTGAAGGTGGAAAAGCTTTTGGTGGAAAAGAAACTTACAAGGAAGAATTAGCAGAAGCAAAATCAGTTAAGTCTGGAAAAACTTCCCCTAAAGCTTTTGTAAAAAAAGAAAAAGCTGAAAAGCATAAAGGTGAAGAATTAAAAAGTTTATCTAAACAAGCTAAGATGATTAAGTCTGGAAAAAAATCTCCAGAAGCTTATGCTAAAGAAGAAACTGCCGAGTACATGAAAAAAGGCGGAAAAGCTAAAAAGAAAAAATAATGTCTGGTCTAGGTATTCAAACTAGAGGAACAGGTATTGCTAGAATTCAAAAAGCCAAAGGTGGTTCTGCTAAACCAGGTCTTTGGGCAAATATAAATCGTAGAAAAAAATTAGGTATAAGTAGACCTAAATCTAAATCTACTATTTCTAAAAAAGCATATGCAAATATGAAAGCTGGTTTTCCTAAAAAGAAAAAATAATGGCCGGACTTGGTATTCAAAATAGAGGTTGCGGAATAGCTAGAATTCAAAGAGCAGATGGTGGTAAAGCAACACCTGCTTGGCAACGTAAAGAAGGTAAATCTGAATCAGGTGGATTAAATAAAAAAGGTATTGCATCTTATAGACGTGCAAATCCAGGTTCTAAATTATCTATGGCTGTTACAACTAAACCTTCTAAATTAAAACCAGGTTCTAAGTCTGCTAATAGAAGAAAATCATTCTGTAGCAGAATGAAAGGGATGAAGGCTAAATTAACTTCAGCTAAAACTGCAAGAGATCCAGATTCAAGAATTAATAAGTCCCTAAGAAAGTGGAATTGTTAATATAACCAAACTACAGGAAAGATATGGAAGATATAAATATAGCATATAAATTACAACGTTTTATGAAAGATCAGCTTAGTAATTTAACTAGCATTGTAACATCAGGTGGTGTTGACAGTATGGAAGATTACAAGTATATCTTAGGTCAAATTCGTACATACGAATATATATTACAGGAAATCTCTAACCTGCTAAACAACAAGGAGCTAGTACAAAATGAACAAGGAAACGTTATCAAACTCGACTGAAGTACCTAAAACAGTATTAGGTCTAGAAGAAAAATATAAAGAAGAAAATAAAAACACAGTAGATAAAACAGTAAGAGCTGAAAATATCACTGAAACATTAATTGATAGTTTACCAGAACCATCAGGATGGAGACTATTAGTATTACCATTCACACCTAAAGATAAAACTAAAGGTGGAATTATTATATCACAAGAATCATTAGACAAATTAAGAATAGCTACAAATTGTGGTTATGTTCTTAAAATTGGACCATTAGCGTATCATGATAAAGAACGTTATCCAAAAGGTCCATGGTGTAAAAAAGGAGATTGGGTTATCTTTGCTCGTTATGCGGGATCAAGATTACCAATAGAAGGCGGAGAAGTTCGTCTTTTAAACGATGACGAAGTTTTAGGGACAATTAAAAATCCTGAAGACGTTCTTCATCATATTTAAACATAGGAGAAACTATGCCAGTAGAAGATAAGAAAAAAGATCCGATGGTAGACGTAGGCGAAGTAGAAGGTGCTGATGTTGAATTGGAATCTAAAGAAAATACAGAAGCAGTAGCTTCTGCAGAGAAAGAAGAGCCAATCAAAGTTGAAGAATCTGTTAAAGAGGAAAAAACTATTGAGGCCAAAAAAGAAGATACGAAAGAAATTGAGAAAGAAGCTGAAGAATACAGCGAAGGTGTACAAAGAAGAATTGCTAAACTAACTAAGAAATGGCGTGAAGCTGAGAGACAAAAAGAAGAAGCTCTTCGTTATGCTCAGATTGTTAAATCTGAAAAAGAAAACATGTCTAAGAAGTTTAGTGCACTTGAAACTACTTCAGTAAAAGATAGAGAAGCTAAAATTGTAGCAGCATTAGAAGCAGCAAAATCTAAGCTAGGTTTAGCTAGAGAAGCTGGTGATATTTCTGCTGAAATTGAAATCTCTAAAGAAATAGCTAAATTAGGATATGAAGAAGCTAGATTAAGTGAATTAAAATCACAGGCTGCTTTGTTACCTAAGGAACAGTCACAAATCAAAGATATTCCTGTTATGCAACAGCAAGCATCTGCGGTACCAGAAAATATACCTACAGACGGCAAAGCTGAATCATGGGCAGCAAATAATAGATGGTTTGGAACTGATAAAGCTATGACTTACACAGCGTTTGATATCCATAGACAAATTGTAGATGAGGAGGGTTATGACCCCAAATCTGACGAATATTATGCAGAAATTGATAAAAGAATAAGACTTGAATTTCCGCACAAATTTGGTACAAACAATCCTACGGAATCGGCCAGACCGGTACAAACAGTAGCTTCATCAAAGCGAAGTACTAAACCTGGACGCAAAACTGTAAGACTCACACCTTCACAGGTAGCTATTGCTAAAAAATTAGGTGTGCCACTTGAAGAATATGCGAAACAACTAAATATCACGAAGGAGGTATAGGCATATGGTAAACGAAAATAAAACGACAATTAAGACTTCCCGTGCGAGCGAAACTAGGGTTAAAAATGATAGACCTAAAGTTTGGACTCCACCATCTTCTCTAGATGCACCGACTGCGCCAGACGGTTTTAGACATAGATGGATAAGAGCTGAATCATTAGGCTTTGATGATACTAAAAATATCACAGGCAGAATGAGATCAGGATATGAATTAGTGAGAGCTGATGAATATCCAGACCAGAACTTTCCATCAGTTAAAGACGGTAAATACGCAGGAGTGATTGGAGTAGGTGGCCTATTGCTGGCTAGGGTACCAGAAGAGATCGCAAAATCTCGCGAAGAGTACTTTGCAAAAAGAACTCAGGAACGAGAAGAAGCTATTGCAAACGATCCTCTGAAGGAACAGCATCCAAGTATGCCAATCAGTAATGAGAGGCAAACTCGTGTAACTTTTGGTGGTACAAAGAAAAACTAATTATTTAGTAATTCCTACCCAACAAAGTTTAAATATAAACTTAAGGAGTAAATAAATATGGCAAACTCAACAAAAGCCTTTGGTCTTAGACCATTAGGAAAAGTTGGTGGTGGCTACGCTAGCGGCGGACAAGATCAATTTTTCATTCTTGATAACGAATCAACTTCGATTTATCAAGGTGACTTAACTGCTCTTACTGCTACAGGAACTGTTGTTGCTGTAACATCGTCTGCAACTGGTCAAGTATTAGGCGTGTTTAACGGCTGTCTAATAGAAGTAAGCCCTAACAATAGAAACAAACCGACTTGGCAAAATTTCTATTCACAAACTGATGTTTCTCAAGGAAACATTCAAGCATTTGTGGTAGATGACCCAAATCAAGTATACCTTGTTAAATCAACAGGAACTGCACTAGGTGTAAGCGCTGTTGGAAATGCATTTGATATTAAGTATGCTGCAGGAAGTTCTGTAAATGGAATTTCTGCAACTGCTCTAGATCTTGCAGCTTCTAACTCTTCAACTGGTCAGTGTTTAGTAATTGGTCCTTCAAACTTTATTGGTAATGAAGTGGCTGTTGCTAGCGAAGACTTTGTTGTTAGAATTAACAAAGGTCAACAACTAATCTAAAGGAGTAATAAACTATGGCTATATCACGATCACAACTAGTTAAAGAACTAGAACCAGGTTTAAACGCTCTGTTTGGACTTGAATATAAACGTTACGAAAACGAGCATGAACAAATTTTCGATAAAGAAACTTCTGAAAGAGCATTTGAAGAAGAAGTTATGTTATCAGGATTTGGTAATGCTGCGATAAAAGCTGAAGGCTCAGGCGTGTCTTATGACCAAGCTAACGAGACTTTCACT